ATCTTCATTGGCTGATTGGGAAATGCTGGGAAGTCCGGGATCACTTTGCGCACCGGAGTGCTCTTGGGGTCACTCATTTTGACAACGTCAAATTGCGCACACTTTTCCTTGAGTTCCTTGAAAAAGCCCTCAGGCACATCGCCAACTACTTTGATACGATAGTTGTATGTACGTTCGCTTTCGGCTAGGTATTTTGCAAATGGTTTCATGTTTGATATCCTGTTAACTATTTATTCTTTTTGCGTGTTTTGGCTTTTACCAATAATACGTTCCAGCAAGTCATTGCGACTCAACACCACTCCGTGTGCTGTCTCTGCTGCTATTGCAGCATCAGGATCCTTGGCATCTAGTGCTTGTTGTTGTTGATCCAGACGCATTTTTTTCATTTGCAGATCGATCATTTTGAGTTTTTTGTCCAGTTTGGCTGTTTTGGCTGTGATGGCATGGCCCAACATATTACTGGCCACACTAAAAATTTCACTGGCGAAGCGTGAATCGACCTGAAAACCAAGATCCATTAAATCCTTGTAAGTTCCAGTTGCTAGTCCTGCTAATTCATCCATTTCTTGATCAGTGGCATCAAGTCCACGTACAGCCGGGAGAGCATTGTCAATTTTATCAATAGCATCATCAAGCGCCGCAAGTTGAGATTTATTTTCGGCTATTGCCGGAACTGAGACATTGACATCGTCTTCAGTGGGTGCTAAGTCAAACAGCTCTTCTAATTTTTTGGTCATGCCATATTTAGTGGCTCATGCTCGACCGTTGTGAAACATGTCTTGTTCAGTGATTACTCTAAACATCAGGCCTTGACGTTTGCACCACCGGGTTGCCGCGTCCCATTTGGCATAGTTGATGGCAATCACGGCACGATCGCGGCTGCTCATTTTGCTCTCTACTACACTTTGTTTTTTGGGTTTGATTTCAATCAATTCGGCTCGCACCTGGTTGTTTCTGGTGCGATAAGTGATCAAAAAGTCTGGAACGTATATTGTTTGTTTGCCGGTTAAGGGATGTCTGTAGGGTATTTGTACAGCTTCACTGGCCCACTGCAACACATTGTCGTTGCTGTCGCAGAACTTCATGAAGCTGAACTCCCAGCCCGACCGATATCGTGGGTCGCCCTTGCCCACATACTTGGCGCGATTGACCACGGTGTATGTACCCTGTGCCCATTTGGCCATTATTGAACAACGTTTCTAGCCGGATAAAAGTTTGGAACAACAGGAATGCCCACGCCCAACAACGTAGCACGGCTTCTAATGCTGTTGAGATAATAGGCCATGTTGATGTTCAAGTCCAATTGTTCGCCGCTGGCTTGAAACACTTTGAGTAGCTCTAAGGGTGGTATTTTTGTATCTTGTGCCACCTTGAACAGGCTCACAGTGAAGTTGTCGGCTGCTTGTTTTGTGGTCATCACTGACTTGAAATAGCTGTTGACTACGTCATAGTCGCCCACAGGAATGTCAACATCGTAGTCATAGAATGTATCAAACACCCGAACTGTTTGATCAATGTTGTAGTTGGTGTAATTTATACTGCTCATAATCAATTAGTTAGTTGGGGGGTTCTGTGGGGTGGGATAATACATGCCACTGGCACGTCCAGGAATTTGACGCATGGCCGCAGGCACTGCACCTTTGATGGTTTGATTGCCCAGGGCCACTGCTTCGCTCACAGCAATGCTCTTTAAATTTTTGCCCTTGAAAGTATTGTACACTGTACCAGCTTTTTGTACGGCACCAATAACTCCTAGGGGACCGTTCTTGGTCAAATCTTCTATGATGCCTCCGGCAGCATCCAACAATCCACCTTGACCCATGAAATTGGCACGACTGCCGGGTCTTGAAATTGGACTCAGAGTTTGATCATAGTGACTTGGATCAGCAAAGCCGCGTACATTTTGATCTGGTCTAGCTTGACCCACTGCACCTGCGTAGTACTTCACAGTTTCGTAGGCAATGGTCATGGTGTTTTGCATTATGCCTGAGCCTTCAGCATAGGCATACTGATCATGACTCCAGTTGGTGATCAAGGGATTGATCAACACATAGGTAGCTGTCTTGTGTTGGTCAAACCCAGTGATTTGAATGTCTCGGAAAAACGGAGGTTTACCTGAGGCACTGCTGCCACCATCATTGTAGGATTCGCCAATGTAGCCCCAGTCGTTGACATCGCCTATGCGTTGATTGCTGTAGATGTCCTTGGCATTGTAACCAAAGCCAGTGACTTTGTTGGCGCTTTCGCCAAGGCTACCATTGGTGGGACTGGGTTGCAGATACTGTTGTGCAGCATCCTTGTAGTAGTAATTGTAGTATGCATACCACATTTTGCGAACGTTGTCGCCACCGTCATCGTGAAAAGTCAGTGTCACAGGATCATAGTTGATCTTGGTTTGCACCACACGTTTACGATTGTATTGATTTAGAGTTTCGTTGTTGATTGTGAACTTGGGCAAGTCCACAGTCTTGACCACATAACTCAACTGTGTTTGATCATTGGCAGCTAGATATCCACTCAACCCCGGAATTTCGTTGTTGATTGTAAAACTCACATGAAAGAGAAACTTGTACCTGGGTTTGAGTTCAAATGAGTTTGGAGTAAAGACTTTGCTTGCGTGAGTGTAATCACGCAAAGCATTGACATTAGTAAATCCTTGAAGGAATTGTTGACCAAATGTTGGCATCGCCTAGCCCTTAGGCGCCTGTGCCAACACCTGTTACTGCGCCGCCTACTGTACGGCCAAGCCCGCTGGCAATAGTGCCAACACCGCCATCATTGACTGAAGTCTTGGTTTGTGCAGCGTTGTCGTAAGCAATGGTCATAGCAATTGTGACACCTTCGTTGGTGCCATAATTCAATTCACCATAGTCTGCGCCTTTGAGATAGCAACCGTACAGTTCCCACTGTTCAAGCACAGTAGGCTGGTCTGCACCGTTGCCGCCGTCAAGAACTTGGATGGTGGTCTGAAACTTGTAGTCAATACCAGCTGCGGCCGACGCTTGTTCCAAGAAGTCCAATTGCTTCTGTAGTTGTTCCCCAACTAGAGTCATCACGCTGCCCGAAGCATCGTCACGCACCGAGCAGGCAATGTCGGTCCAGGTGTGACGTCCAGCCAGCTTGAGTGTTGAGTTGTAGATTGGTAATGCGATTTCTTCAAATGTTAGATTGGGTCTAGCCACGCTGACAACTTGTTTGGTTAATTCTGTTGTGGTGTTACTGACGCCAAAATTTTCAAACAAAACTCTAAATCTATATTTGAGTTTGGGCATCAACAGGCCCTGAGCGCTCGCGGATTGATCGCTTGCTAAGGGTACTGTCATTCTGTTTAGTGATGCGCTTGCCATTTGTCTTTTCTCCTATATGTTTATTTACCTGAACTGGGGGCCGAAAAATCGGCCCCCTTGTTCATTATTGTCCGGCAGCAATAGCTCCAGTATTCTTGATACGCAACGGAATGTAGATGAATTCCACTGCTTTCACTGGCTCAATTGCAATATCTACCCACAATTCATTGCGGTCAATACGTGCAGGAGTGTTGTTGCTCAAGTCACAAACAACTAGGTAATCATACAAAGCTCGTTTGGCAACCAAGTCAATCATCAAACTGTTGACACTGTTGGTAATTTGATTACGTGTAATTGTGTCATTGGGTTCAAACAGATACTGTTTGCCAATCTCTTCCAAGCGACCACGCAAGAACGCAACCAGTCGTGCCACGTTGATACGATCCAGAGCTGTGGTTGTTGTGGTACTGGTCTTGTTACCAAAGTTGGTGATACCAATGCCAGGAATAAACGTAATTGGGTTGATATTGCGCTCGTACAGGATGTCACGCACACTTTGACTTACGCCAATTTGATTGAACTCGCCTGTGGCAGCATCAATATAACCAATTGCAGTAGCGTTGTCAACAACACCACGACGTGTACCAGCTGGTGCCAACCATGGGTAGCTTGCAGCATCACTGCGCAGAATTGTGCGAACCATCATGTGGCTTGGTGGCTGTACCACTGTGTTGCCACTTAAATCTGTTGTGGTGCAACTTGGATAGAACACACCAGCATAATTGCTGGTTAGGATGTTGCCATCTTCGTTGGGTTGGCCCAAGCCATTGTTGTTTGTGGCAAACGCCACCAAGCTGGTGCCATCTGGTCCCAGACGCATTGGTGTGTCACCCACCACAAACAGTGTGTTGTTGCGTTCATTGCTGAGTGCAATCATGTTGGGTGTCAACTCTGGGTAAGCAGGTGTAGCAATAATGTTGAACTGCGTTTGTTCTTCACGTGCTGTCACACTGGTGTCAATGCCTGACTTCAGAGCTTGCACAATGATTTGACGTTGCGCCAGGCGACCTGACCACATTGCACCATTGGCTTTGTTGCCGCTGGCGCTGAGCCATGTGTTGAGATTGATTAGGTCCCAATATGCAGTATTGGTTGGAGCAATGCCTGCTGTGGTGGCCTGTACACACACATAGATACCAAAATCATAGGTAACAAAGTCGTTGACTGCATACGCCAAACCAGCTGACCAAGTGTCAATGCTGTAGTCTGTGGCAGAACTTGTGAAGTAATTGGTTTGGAACGACTTCACATTGTATCCTGAACGACGTGTGTTAAACAGCAGTGTGCCTTGTGGGTACAGGGCTGGGTTGGGGGCGTCAGGGTCAAGATAGTTGCTGGTCAGCAAACTCACAATGCTTGGCAAGGGATCAGCAGCTGGATCGGTTGTGCCGTTTGTGGCCCAACGCGCATCAGCAAACAAGATACCGTTTTGAGTGGTTTGATCTGAAGTATCAATTTCAACCCACTGGTCCAGGTTTCCAACTGGTTGCCAACGATACAGCTTGGGATAATTTTCTAAATCACTTGTATCAATCCACAGATCACCGAATTGCAGTGGTGATTCTGCCAAGTCAGTTTGTGTGGTGGGTGCTGTGGCCGAAATAATTGGACCAGTTGCATTGGTTTCTGTCAAATCATAACCGCGTACATCGCTGATAACGTTTTGGTAACCCAGCCAGGCTCCGCCATCTTGAATCATGATGTCAGCTTGATCAACTGCGCTGTAATACCACAAGCGGCCGTCTGCAGGATCTGAATCGGGTGCAGTGTCGCTGGCTGTGTAGGTAAACAGTGGGGTTGATACAAAGTTACTGAGTCTCAATTGATCAGTGCTCTGTGCATGTCCCACCCC